TTCCTGGCACAAGCCAAGTCCACGTTGAGCACTCGCTCAAGTACAGCAAGCCAACCATGGACGGCAAAGCTGGTGAAGAAGAGAAGCGCAACACACCCATGCACGTGGGGAAGTTCGGCAAGTTGTCTCTGTCGCCTGAGAACCAGCTCGCCATCTTCGACCGCGCTGGCCAACCCGCACCCAACGCGTAAGGAGTAGCAGTATGTTTGACAAAGAAGCTGTAAAGCAACTCCAAGAAAGCACTGGCATTGACCAGGCGCGCGCGGCGGTCCTGTCAGCGTTTGCCACCACCGGAGCAATCGCACTGCCAGAAGACTTCAACGTGCGCGACCTGGAGAACTTCATGCCATTGCGTCGTCGTATGCGTGGCCTGCTGCGAACCAACGTCATCGCTGACTTCGCTACCTACGTGGAAGCGCACAAGGAAGCCGGCGCAAGTGTGTTTGTTTCAGCCGACGCGCTGGACGACATGAGCGCTTGGGCCATCCTCAACATGGGTACGCCGGCAGCGCCTGGTCATGCAGACAACCGCGCAAAGCTGTCGCTCCGCTCAACGGCAGCGTTCACAGCTTTGCGTGGCCACACGTCAGGCTCGTGCATTAGCCAAACCAAGGCAGCCGAGTTCCTAGAGGACTGGGCCGACTGCATCGAGTGCTACAAGGACACAGAAAAAGTGTCTGTGCCAAAGGCTATCTCTGCGTTCCGTCGCATCACCATCGACAGCTACCGCAAGCAAGAAAACAGCGAGCAATCGTTAAGCGCAAGCCGCAGTGCATTTGAGTCTGTGCAAGCAACAAGCGTGGACCCGCTGCCAACGCATATCTATTTCAACTGCATCCCATTCCACGAGCTGAGCAAGCGCACCTTCGTGCTGCGCGTCGGCGTGCAAACCGGCGGTGACAAGCCTGCCATGAACTTGCGCATCGTGAATCAAGAGTTGCACACGGAAGAGATGGCTCAAGAGTTTTCCGGCCTGGTCCGTGACGCCCTCAAGGGTGTGCCGGTCGGCGTTGGCTACTACGAGTCCAAGTAAGGAGAACGATATGGAAAAGCAATACGCAATGGCCGAAGGCCCGCGCACATTGGTTGGCGCGCAGCGCATCGACGAGAACCCTACGGTTGAAGAAAACATCGACCGCAAGATTCATTACTTGCAAGGCGAAATTGCGCGCCTTGAGCAGTCAAAGACCGACCTCGGCCCGCTGCTAAAGATGCGCATACGCGACATTCGCCAAGCAATGGACTACTGACCTTTCATGCAATGCCGCCGGTCATTCCTACCGGCAACGCCAGCCGTCGTTCACGGCTTAAAACCTCTCAAAGGAAATCATCATGCCATTGGCAATCCCTGGTGGTGGCGACAGCCGCCCATTCATTCGCTTTCAAGCATCCGTCAACTCTTGGCAACTGTCCGCGTCGGACGGCAAGCCGGCAGAGTTCCAATTCGACAAGCCCGCCGTGTTCGACATTCAGAATGTCCAGCTTGGTTGGATGCTCTTGGAGACTGGCAACCGCGACTGGCAACCATGGCCAGGCAACGAGCAGCAGCCAAAACCACAAGGCGATTACAAGGCAGGCTTTGATGTTGACGTGTTCAGCACCGCCATGTTCGGTGACGAGCCAGTGCGCAGCTACTCAAGCAACAGCACCGGCAACGTCATGTTCATCCAAGAGCTGTACAACGCCGCCGAGCAGTGCCCTGAGTTTGCCCAGGGCCTCAGCCCAGTGGTCCAGCTCACAGGCAGCAAGGCCATCAAAGTTGGCAAGGGCACAACCCGCATTCCTCAGTTCACCATCGTGAAGTGGATTGCCCGCCCTGGCGCTTTTGATGCTGACGGTGGCGAAGCCCCAGCGCCGGCCCCCAAGGCAGCAGCACCCGCACCAAAGGCGGCAGCCCCAGCCGCTGACTCGGAGTTTTGATTCTTGCCATGGGACGCCCGCTTCGGCGGGTTTGCCGTCATCGGGTTCCACCTGGTGGCGGCTTTTTTACTGGACTAGCACATGGCAACAGCATTCACCAGTGACTCGATGCAGGAAATGATTGAGTGGATGGACCGTGTGCAGCGCGAAGACGCGCCATGGGCTTACGGCGAAGCGCCGAAAGAGCTACCCCGCCAACCAATACGCGGCAAAGGCGGCAAACCAACAGGCGAATACCTGCCAACAGGCAGAGAAGCCATCAAACAAATGGAGTTACAAATGGGACGAGCAATGACGCCGGCAGGGTCCAACCCACGCGGCAAAGGCACAGAGCTGCCAAGCAGAGTTGACCAGAACGAAGAGCTGCGCCGGCAACAACAAGCCAGCGCTGACGCAATCCTGGCCCCGCTGGATGCAGTGGCCACTGCCATGGAGCGCAAGTGGGGCGTTGGCCGACTGCAAACCCTGGTCGACGAAGAGTGGGCGCTGAAATTCCAATCGGCAGCAACTAAGTTGAACCTGGCCATCGCTGGCATTGACCTCAATGGCATCCGCGAGAAGGCCGAAGTCATGCGCCGTGGATGGGTGAAGCTGGATGAACTGGCCACAGCCGCCGGCCACCAGCCATGGGTACGACCTGACGTTTGGGAGGTGCAGGCCCCCAACGGTACTGTCTATGCAATCGTGCGGACCGACATTGACCAGCGCAACGCTGAGCAAAAGGATGGCGTGGCCACATACACGCTGGCTGAGGTGGCCAAGATTCTGCAAGCCTGGGACGAGGATGGCCAGGTATCAATACTCAAGGCCCAGTTCCCCGACGCACGCGTGGTGAAGGCTGGATTTGTCAAACCTGCGGCGATAGCCAAAGTCGATGACCCTTCGTATGGAATTTGAAAAAATCAATTAAAGCTCTAAAACTGTTACCATTTTGTAGGTTATCCTACATTTTGTCGTAACAAATACGACAAATAAACAACAAACCTCAAGGAGTAAACGCATGAATTTAATTGAGTACGCCGAAAGCGAGCTGTCGCGCATTGGCATGGGAGCCGACACAACGGACGAGATGAACAAAGCAATGCACGACCACATCATTACGATGGTGAAGGCATTTTCCGATGAGGGGCACAGCGGCATGAGCGCTGGCTACGCACTAAGCATTCTCAAAAAGGTACTGGCCTATGAGCCACTTACTCCGCTAACTGGAGAAGACAGTGAGTGGACAGAAGTTGGCGGCGGCGTGTTTCAAAACAAGCGATGCAGCCGAGTGTTTAAGCAGGACGACCGCTTTGATGGTCAAGCCTACGACCTCAACGGCAAGGTGTTTGTTGAAGATGGTGGGGCTGCCTACACCAGCTCAGACAGCATGGTTCCCATCACCTTTCCATACACGCCAACCACTGTGTATGTGGAGGTATCGAAATGAGCGCGCTCGATATTCAAGTGGCAGGCGACCACTACAAAGGCAAACTCATACAGCCAGTCGAATACATATCGGCCAACAGCCTAAATTTTCTTGAGGGTTGCATCGTCAAGCGCATCACGCGCTGGCGCGATAAGCCTGCGGACCAGCGCTTTCAAGACCTGGAGAAGATTAAGCACGAGGTCGACTTGCTGATTGAGATGGAAACCAAGTATGCGCAAGCGGACTAGGCGTAAGGTGTACCCACTGGTCAACACAGTGGAATATGCAATCAACGGCGCGTGCGTTTCGTCCGAGAAAGACCTGGACAAGCTGCGCGAGCGTGAGCAAAAGGCGCTCAACAATTTCCGCAACGGCCAGGCAACGCTGACCGACTGGGAAAACTTGAAGGCTTTGCTCAACGTGGCCGAGAACATGTCACGCGCAGGCGTTGGCATCGAGGTGTTGTCGGTGTGCATGCAGGCTCAGGACCACTTGATTGAGTCGGCCAAGCGCTTTCAACGCATCGGCAAGATGGGCGCGACAGGTCCAGCGCTGGTGTGCTGGCAGGACTTGTATGAGTACCACGACCTACAACGCCAGTCCATTGCACGCAGTGACTACGAGAAGTTCTTGCTGCAAGCAATCAACAGGGAGCGTAGCCGCGCACCCGAAGTCTTCGAAATCACATCCGAAAGTATGAAATGACGACAGACAACGACCCCAACGACCAACTGACATACCGCTTTCCGCGGACAACGCCACGGCCATACAGCCTATTCGGCATCGAGCACTACCGCAAGCCATGCAGCGTCAAGCGCTTGCTCATAGCCATCGTGGCCATCGCGGTGTGCGCCCTCTTCTCTTGGAGATTCCTATGAAATTCTTTCTCGTCAAGGTAGGCAACGTGATGTATCGCGACCTACAACCATCGAGCTGCGACGCGGTGATTGCAGCTATCAGCCGTTTCCCTGGTGCACGTCGCGTCGTGGTGAAGGTGATGCCATGACGTTTCATGTACCAAACCAATGCCGCATTCGCGACGGCAGCATGGCAAGCGACGAAACGTATGGCAACAACGGCGCATTCAAGTTGAAGCTCAAGCACAGCCAGGTTCTATTTGCCATTGCTGGTGACGGACTTGGATGGGAGCACGTGAGCGTGTCACGCACCGACCGCTGCCCCACGTGGGACGAGATGTGCCAGGTCAAAGATTTGTTTTGGGACAAAGACGACTGCGTGATTCAGTACCACCCGCCTGAGAGTGAGTATGTGAACAACCACCCCAACTGCCTGCACTTGTGGCGTCCAACTGGCTATGCGCTGCCAATGCCGCCGTCAATCATGGTGGGGGTGAAGGCATGAAGCAATACGACAACGCCCTACACATGATGGAAGAGCAAGGCGGTAGCTTCGTGAAGGCGCTGGCCCACATGTACTACTGCGCCGACTCAAAGAACAAACAAATCGCACGCAAAGCATTTGCTGAGTATTTCGATGCCTATGAGCAGCGCTACCAGGAACACCTGGCAAGGAGCAAGGCATGAAAACCATCATCACCACCATCGCATGCACGGTACTCGTGACGCTGGCGCTCATGGCCAGCGTGACTTTCTACTACTTGATGCAGACGCCAAGGACGTACACATGCCAGAAGATTTAGACGACTACGAAGACGAGATTTGCTCGTGGTGTAGCGGCTCAGGCGAAGGCATGTATGACGGCTCGACCTGCGGCAAGTGCCACGGCTCAGGCGTTGAGCCGGTAGAGCGGGACGATGAACCATGAAGACCACCCTCATACCGACGGCGGCCTGGCCGAAGGATGTGCCCAGGGTTAAGCGTGTGCGCGTGCGCATGCCAAGGCCGAAGGTGTACGCCAAAAAGCAACCCATAACCGAGGTCGATTACTTGCGCGAAGCGCGTGAGCAACTGGCCGAAATGAAACGAAAGCGAGAACAACAATGACAGACCTATACGCAACAGAAGAAGAAACCCAGGCTTTGATTAAGCCCGACAGCCGCACGCCGGCAGAGAAGAAGCTCGACACCATGCTCGCCCAGCGCGACACGTTTGAGCAAGGCTACGAGAACGATGCGATGCTGATTCGCGCCATCGCCATTGAGCTGATTGAGGCAGCCGACGCCGAGCGCGTGAAGGTGCAGCGCCAGGTTAAGGAGGCATGTAAACCCTACGGCAAGGCTGGCGAGTGCGTGTACACCACGTTCATGGCCAAGCAGAAAGGCAAAGCATGAACGTCGAGCAGTTAATCACCGACCTCAAGGCAGCAGGAGCCAACGAGAACACGTTACGCCTGGCAATGAACTGCTATGAGCTGGGACAGAAGGAAGGCGAACTATCGGCAACGAAGGTGCATGCAATGTTCACCGGAATGATGGTCGAGTCGTCAGTGCGCGCCGTGCGCGAGGCGCTGGCTCAGCACTTTGAAGCAATGCCAAGCAGGGAAATGTTTGGCGGCACTGTCGCTGAGGAAATCAGAGAGTGGGGTCAACATGCGAGACATTGACCTGGGCGCAATCCTATTCACCATCGGCGTCGGCTTGGCAGTTTGCTTTGACGGCGTGGCTGTAACGAGCGTTGGCTCATTCATCGCCGGTGTCGGCCTTGGATTCTTGGCAAGGGGCACACGATGAAACCACCCAGCCCATTCGACTACCGCGCTTTCTGCGACTACTACGGCAATCCCCTGCACTCTTTGATACCTGGCTACCAGAAGTCGGTGTGGATGGCCCGCGTGATTGAGCAAGCGCGTGAAACGCAGCCATCCTTCGGGACGATGTTCGGTATCAGCAACAAAGAAACCTCCATCTCGCCCAAGCAATTTATGAAGCGGCCCAGCAAATGATTGAGTCAGTGCGCACCCACAGCAGTGGCGACCAGTCACCCAGCGGACGCATCCGCGTCGTCGGTGGCACAGCCTACCGCTGCATCCACTGCCTTCGACTTTGGACCGACAAGAAGCAGGCCGTCGCGCACGAGTGCGAAGAGAAGCCTTCTAAAAACAAACACCCTGTCTGATTTGAGGACCGACAACAATGAACACAAAACAAATTGCAACGCTCATGCGCCTGGTTGGCAAGCAGTCCACGGTGGCCACCATCGTCGACAAGACCGGCATGACTAGGCAAACCATCTACAAAGCGCTGCGAGCCATGGAGTCATCCAAGGTGGCGCGCATCACCGACTGGCGCTGCGACGAAAGCGGTAGAGCCGTCGAGCCAGTGTGGGGCTTCGGCAGTGAGCCAAGCGAGCCACGACGCCGATTCACCAACGCCGAGAAGCAGAAGGCATACCGCGCACGCCAGAAGAAAGGCAGCAACGTAATGCTTTCCATGCTCACGCAGATTGTCGGCGGTGGGAGTAACTCATCTGTTAAAGCGCAGCAAGCGCAGCCGTAACAACTCACCGTGTTTGCTTAGGCACGCCATCTTTGTATGGCGTTTGTCTGACGGCATACATAGAATTGAATATCAATGATGCTTTAGTGAGATTGGAATATGGCAGGAAGAATGAGCGCGGCAACAGAGCGGGCATTGAGGATGGTGCAGCGCGGAACAACGCCGTTGCAGGCGGCAATCAAGCAAAAGATTGCCCCTTCAACGCTGTACATGGCGATGAAACGCATGGGTATTGAGTCCACCAAGAAGCTCGACGAAGCGAAGGCGGTGGCCAATGACTGAGGGATTCAACGACAGAGTGCTCACGGTGGTGGGCGCATACGAGTCGCACAAAGGGACCGACGAGCAATACGCGACAGTCAGCGTGCAAGAGCTGATGGCCATGGAGCGCACGAGTGTACCCAAGGACCAAGCGCAATGGGTTCTGTGCTCAACATACAACGAGCCGGACGGTCGCAGCCACAAGGCACAGGAGCAGCGCGGCAGGTTTGTGATGGTGGCCATCGACCTGGACACCGGCAACATCCAGGGCAAGATGCTGGTGCAGGCTGTCCAGTCGTTTACTGGTCCGGTGCAAATGCGCGTCTACTCCAGCAGCTCAGCAACGGCAGAGTCTCGCAAGTGGCGCGTGCTCATCCCGACGCTGGACGCCATGCGCTACGACGAGTGGGTCGCGCTCACGGTGGCATTGAATAAGCACCTAGAAGCGCAGCTTGGGGTTCGTCCCGACCGTGCGCTGGAGCGTGCCGGCCAACCGATTTACCTGCCCAACACAGCACCGCGGACCGACGGCATCGAGCCGCTGATTGCCGACAACTTGCTGGGTGGAGAGGTGTTGAACTGGCGCGAGTGCGCTGGCTCGGAGCTGGTGCTGCAAGTGATGGCCGAAGAGGAAGAGCGCGCCAAGGAGCACGAGAAGCGCGCCACGGAAGCGCGACGCAAGATGGCGCAGATGCGTGCCCGCCCCGACACGGACAAGTCAGTCATCCAGCAGTTCAACGAAGCGCACGACGTGGAGAACATGCTCGCCGCCTGCGGGTACAAGGCAGGTCCACGCGGTGGATGGAAGTCACCACGCCAAACGACAGACAGCTACGCGACCAAAGTGTTCAACGAGCCAGCCGGTTCGTACTGGATTAGCCTGAGTGGGTCCGACTTGGATGCGGGTATCGGCAGCCAGACGCACGATGGCCGCACTTGTTTTGGGGATGCGTTCGACCTGTTCGCGTTCCACATGCACGGCAACGACAGAAGCGCAGCCATCAAGGCAGCGGCCAACGACTTGGGTATCAAGCCAGCGCCCAGCCAGACAGACACGTTGGCCGACATGGGGCGACGACTCAACACGGCCAAAGCGCTGCAAACCTTAGCCGGTGGTCCGTTGGCCAAGCCGGTGCACCATGTTCCTGACGTCGGGCACATGGTCGAAGGCGACGAGTTCCCCGATGAGGGTGAGCCACAAGCGCAGCCACTGACTGAGTTCGACGAAGGCTATCAAGCCCCAGCGGTCAAGGAATCCTTGACGACTGACGGCGTGGAGATGCAGCTACTCAACTTCGTGCAGGCGAGCAACCTACCCGACTGGGAGCCACCGCATGAGCTGATTGAGGGGATGCTGATTGAGCGCACTATGTCAGTGGTCTACGGCGACAGCAACACCGGCAAATCTTTTTTGGTGCTGGACATGGCGGCACACGTGAGCATTGGCCTACCGTGGTTCGGACGACAAGTTAAGCGCGGCGCGGTCCTGTACCTTGCTGCCGAGTCACCCAAGTCAATCCAAAACCGCAGCCGAGCGCTGGCTGAAAAGCTCAACGTGAAGCTGGACAACCTGTTCATCACCGACTGCCCAGTGGACATATTCGACGAGAACGGCGACACCAAAGCCATCGTGGACACGACCAAAGCCATTGAGTCACATTACGGCGTGAAGATTGTGCTCATCGTGGTCGACACGTTGGCGCGGGCGATGGGCGGCGGCGACGAGAACGCCACCAAAGACATGGGCGTGCTGGTGCAGCACAGCGACATGATTAAGGACCGCACCGACGCGCACATCATGTTCATCCACCACACCGGCAAGGACCAGTCACGCGGTGCACGCGGAAGCTCAGCACTGCGAGCGGCCACCGACACAGAGATTGAGGTAAGCGACGCGGGCAACGGCGCACCCAAAGAGTTCAAAGTCACCAAGCAACGCGACTTGGACGGCAAGGGCGAAGTCTACGGCTTCAACTTGACCAAGGTGAACTTGGGCCTGAGCAACTTCGGCGCGCTGCTGACGACCTGTTACGTGGAAGAAGCGCAACCAGCCAAGGAAGACCCAACGAGCCGACTGAAAGAAGGCGAGCTGGAGATTCTGGACCTAATCCGCGACGCTGCCGTTGGCGGGTTGAAGTATGCGCAACTGGTCGAATCGGTGCAGACGGTGAGCAAGGCGACGGCAAAGCGCTACATCGGCAGCATGAAAAAGGCGGGCCTGATTTACTACCAGTCGGGGCAGCTAAGGCTTGGCAACGGGAAAAGCAACACAGCCACCGGTAATGCTTTAGGTTCTGAGTTCTAGGCTCAATTTGGTATCAACCTATATCAAAGATGGTGTACAGAATGTATGCCGGTTTGATACTAGGGTTTACCACTAGGGTGATACCGATTGATACCAGTGTGATACCAAAAAACCCAGCAACCATGCGGGTTCCAGCGGTTTGGTATCAAGTGGTATCAAAGTGGTATCAAGGCCACAGGTGCTTGGTATCAATGGTATCACCACACTATAAGGTGATACCGATTGAGACCTCCGCGGATTGAGACCAAAAGCGGACAAGAAAAAACCCAGCACGTGGCTGGGTGGATGGTGGGGAAGCGGTTGGTTTAAGCGCGGCGAAGTGCAGGGGTTTGGTTGGTGGCTGGATGGGGTTGCTCCTTCAATGCGTCCATGGCGTGAAGCGCAGCGGAAAGCCGAGCGGCTTGATTGGAAAGCTCGACCGGAAGATTGACGGAAGCCGAGCGCACCAAGAGCTGGACATAGGCGGCAATGGTTCGGGCTTCGCGGATGGCTTGAGCGGTTGCGAGTGCTTGGGTGTCGGTCATTACGTGCATGGCGTGGCTCCTTAATCGAATAGGCCAAGAGAATCAGCGGACGGCTGGCGCAGGCGTGAAGCGCAGCGGGAGGTGTGGAAGTGTTCTAGGTCGTCAGCGTCGAAACCGAAAAGGTCGCCAGTGGTGTCGACGGCAGCGGGTCCGCGTTGGGGCATAAGAGAAAACGCGGCGGCTTCTGCGGGTTGGTGGGGGTCGTGTTGGGGGGTCATGCTGTTGCCTTCTCAATGACTGCCTTTGCGTCGTTGTATATGTCCCAAACTCGCAGCGATGTTTCGTCAGACGCTGGCAGGCTGTCCATGGTTTTGACAAACGCTGTCAGCGCGTCCAGCAGCTCAGGGGCTGCAACGATTAGGCGGGCGTCGGCTGGGTTGCGCACGTCGACCCAAACAACTTCTCCCACGGCTTCGCCCTTTGGGTTGTCGATTAGGTCCACGCGGGTGCTGCGGGCTGGGTTAAGGCTCCAGGGTCCAGGTGTGTGTTTCATTTGTTTAGTTCCTTGACGATGTAAATGGCGAGCGGGATAAGCAGGAAAGCCACCACGGCGGCGGCTTCTAGTCGTTGGCGGGGTTTCAAGCTGGGCGCTCCATTGGTTGGTATGCGGTCAACCAGTGCGGACCGACGACATAGCCCACATGGACAACGGAGCCGTCTTTTCTGTCTTGGTACATCTTGGAAACCCGCGAGCCACCCATGCCGATTTGGTTGCGTAGCTCCTTGACGGTCTTTGCCCAAAAGCGGTTGCCGTACTGGTCAAGGTAGAGGGTGCGTTTGTTTTTCATGGTGTTGGTCCTTGTTGGTCGTGAAATCAGACAATCAGCCGAAAAAATGCTGGGCATAAGCAATCAGGCGAGCGTGTTCAGCGCCGAAATACTGGGTCCATGGTGTGCCCCAGTCTTGGTATTCCATCCATGCACGGCATGGCGTGCCGTGGTGGTCCAGCTCGCCCATGATTCGCACGGCAGGGCCACCGGTGCAAAGCAGAATTTGGAACTCGTCGGCTTCCATCTCTTCACCCATTGAAACCCAGCCGCTGCGTACTTCAACGCTTAACGGGTCTTCACTGATGCGCTGGCGTGCGTCGTCTTCGTCTTCACAATCGCCCGCTTCGGTGCTCAGCTCGTCCATTTCGTCGCCGTTCTCTTCCAGCCATTCATTCAACGCGGCGCGGGCTTCGTTCATTACGTTTTGTGCGTGTGTGCTGCTTGCATAGCTGCGGCACGCTTCGGCGTGCACTGCTTCTGCTTCTGCCAACGCTTCACCCAGCTCGTCGCGTTCGTCTTTGAGTTCTTGCAGGCGGTCATAGTCCACGTCCACCGCGTCCAGCATGGCGCAAATGCTCATGTACTGGGCGGCTGCTTGTTCTTCTGCGTGGTTGTCTGTCTTGGTTGTCATGGTCGTTTCTCCTTGTGGTGTTGATTTACTTGCGGTTCATCTCGTGAGCCATCCAGCGGCAGAGCACGAAAAGACAAAAGCCAATGAAGGCGGTAAGAATGAGAGCGGCGTTCATGGTGTTGTCCCCTTTAGGCTGTGAGCCATACGATGACGATGGCTAAGGCATAAAGCCAGTTCAATACGGTGTTGTGCAGTTGGCTGTTCATGGTGTTACCCTTCTGTTAAATGGATGAGATAATCCAGTAACGCGAATATATGTCGGATGGCATACAAAAACAAGACAACGGACGATTGAATTTTTGTATGGCGTTTTGTAGGTCGATAGTCGGATAATCGACAACATGGAAAAAATCGCGCAAAAACCAGCCCGCCAACTAGCCCGAAGCACCTTCGGACCTGGCATTGAATTAACCCCGAAACAACGGACCTTCGTTCTCCAGCTTGTGAGAACGGGCACAAACCCCACAAATGCCGCTAGGGAGGCCGGTTATTCCGATGCTGGCACCTCAGCCTATGACCTAATGCGTTTGCCCCATGTAGCCGCCGCTATACGCCTTGAGCGCGAGCGCTATATTTCGGGCGAACTGGCGAACGTCGCCACCGGCACGCTGCACGCCATATTGACCGACAAAGCCGCCCCAGCGAGCGCAAGGGTGCAGGCAGCGCGGACCGTTTTGGAAATGTCGGGCGAAATCGGCAGGAATAAGACGAGCGCCGAAGAGGACCGCCCACTATCAGAGATGAGCGCGGACGAGCTTGCAAAGTTAATCGACAAGTGGCAAGAGGAAAAAGCAGCGATGGCCACGCCCATCGACCCCAAAGACGTGATTCTGGTCGATTCAGCGCAGACAATGGCGCAGGTCTAACCGCAAACCGCCTACCGGCCTGCTTTGACCACTGCCTACTTAGGGCAGTGCCCCGACAATTACCCCACCGCAACGCCACACCCAGCACCGCGGCACGGCTGGCACTGGCATGGATGCACGAGCGCGGGCAACGAGCGCGCACCCGACCCACCCCCCGCCGTTCCCCCGCCGCGCCGCCGTCAACTCCTACCCCCCGCCCCTAGAAATTTTTTGTTTTTTCCGACTTTTCGGCCTCTTGCACCATACAACTTTCAGACATACCGCCCTACAATTCATAGTGAATCCACAAGGGTGCAGACATGTCACAACCAACCCCGTACAACCGGCTATACAACTTCACTGACTACCAGACAGTGAACCCTGTCGACCCGCTGCCTGCCACTGAGCTGGATGCGGAGCTAAATGCAATCGAGCTGACGACTGACGAGATTCGCGCAAACCTTGCGCAGCTCCAGCGTGATGACGGTGCATTGGCAAATCAACTGGTCACGCCTGAATCGCTTTCGGCATCCACGTTGGCCATCATCTCCCAGGGCGAATACGTGCCACGTGGCGCGTGGGACGACGGTGTTGCCTACGCTGTTGGCGACCTGGCAACATACAACGCTGCAACGTACCTGTGTATCGTTGCGCACACATCCGCAATCGCATTCCCCACCGACAACAGCGCCGGCAAATGGCTCTTGATTGCCAACGGCGCTTTGCAAGGTGGTGGTCAAGCTGTCGATGTTTACTCCGGCACTGGCTCACAAACTGCCTTCACCCTCAGCTACAACTACGCCGGCTCAAACGCTGCTGTGGTGTACGTCGCTGGTGTTGCGCAAATCCCGACCCAGGACTTCACAATCGTTGGCACGACGTTGACCTTCGTGTCAGCACCGCCCGCTCCTTCTGTTGCTGGTCGCAAGAACATCATGGTTCGCGGCACTGGTGTGGAAGCACAGCTTGCTGCTGACTCTGCACAGACTGCCGCGTCAAACGCCCAAGGTTTTGCCAACGCTGCGTCGTCATCGGCTACCGCTGCTGCTTCGTCAGCAACTGCCGCCGCTTCGTCGCAAACAGCCGCTGCTGCATCACAGACCGCTGCCGCTGCGTCCGCTTCAACAGCCTCGACACAAGCCGGCATCGCGACCACCAAGGCCAGCGAAGCATCTGCCTCACAGACTGCTGCCGCCTCATCTCAGTCCGCTGCTGCTGGTTCTGCCACTGCTGCTGCAACTTCTGCCACCAACGCTGCAACGTCGGCCACCACGGCCACCACGCAAGCCGGTATTGCAACAACCCAGGCGACCAACGCCGCTGCGTCCGCTACTGGTGCTGCTGCCTCTGCTACGACGGCCACAACCAAGGCTGGTGAAGCATCGACGTCGGCCACTGGTGCTGCGTCATCTGCATCGGCTGCCTCTACTTCTGCCACCGCCGCATCCAACTCAGCTTCTGGTGCTGCGACCTCGGCCACCCAGGCTGCGACTTCTGCATCGAATGCTGCGAACTCAGCGACTGCTGCGGCCACATCGGCCACATCGGCTTCTAGCTCAGCTACAACCGCTGTCAACGCAAAGACTGACGCACTGGCATCTCAGACCGCTGCTGCGACTTCGGCCACCAACGCCGCGTCGTCGGCCACGGCTGCTGCTGGTTCGGCAACGACTGCAACCACGCAGGCCACCACTGCCACGACACAAGCAACCAACGCTGCCGCTTCTGCTGCCGCTGCTGCTGCGTCGTATGACTCGTTTGATGACCGCTACCTGGGTCCAAAGGCCAGCGCCCCCACACTCGACAATGACGGCAACGCGTTGCTGATTGGTGCTCTGTACTTCAACACTACGACCAACGCCATGCAGGTGTATGGCTCGTCGGGTTGGACTGCTGCTGGTTCATCGGTGAACGGCACATCGCGTCGTTTCCGCTACATCGCCACTGCTGGTCAAACGACCTTCACCGGCGCTGACAGCAATAGCAACACGCTCGCCTATGACGCTGGCTACGTTGACGTGTACTTGAACGGCTCACGCCTGGACCAGACCGACTACACCGCTTCGTCGGGTACTTCGATTGTGCTGGCGGTCGCTGCTGCGCTGAATGATGAATTGAACATCGTGGCGTTTGGTACGTTTGTACTGGCCGACCACTATGACAAGACTGCTTCTGACGCACGATTTGTGAATGCTGCTGGCGACACGATGAGTTCGTCATTGCAGATTTCAAACGCTGCATTCGATTCTTCATTGCGACTAACAAACACTGGTGCTGGTGGTCAGGATTGGTTTCTGTTTAGCACCATGAACTCGTTTGCCCAGGGTGGTGGAAAGTTAATGGCATACAACGGCGGCAATGGCCATCCGTATGACTGGGCTATTGATTCGTCAGGTCGAGTTTCAATGCCATATCAGCCTTACGCAAAAGCAAGCTCTGGAGCAACTCAATCTGTTGGAGTTATTCCTCTTGACGCATCCGTAGCGGCTAGGGGTGGCATAACAACATCATCTAATAGATTCACAGTGCCAATAGCTGGAGCTTATGTCGTTGGGTATAGCGGCCTTGCAAACGTAGGTAGTGGCGCTAGTCAGTTTGCAGCTAGAAAAAACGGCTCTGCCATTGGTGGCATGAATACTCAAAACACAACAAACAACAATGAGTCTATGAGTACACAAACTGTTGTTGAGCTGGCTGCTGGTGACTATGTTGATTTCTATGTTGCTCAAGGCGCTTCACATGGAAATGCGCAATTCAACTCGTTCTATATTTATTTAATTGGATAACGAAGAGGTATCAAATGACAAACTATCAAATCAATCTCACACAAGCACAAGACAAGGCTTTGTCTTTTGCTGCCTCATCTCAAAACGACTGGATTCAAAACGCAATCGCTACTCGGTGCGAGCTTGCGATTGATGAAATTGTAAAAATCACGGTTGCTAAATGCTTGGAAACTTCTTTGCAAATTCCGTCCAGCAAAGACGAAATGGTAGAGCTTGCGTTTTCGCAAGGCTGGGTTGAATCAGCCGCAGAGCGTCAAGCACGCTTTGAGGCCGAAGCCGCAGCACGCGCAGCCGAGCAAACACAAGGGGCTTAATCATGTCGCTGGCACGGAACCTTGCGAATTACATTCGCGCAATTTTCGTAGACAACTCCAACGGCAACGTAGGTATTGGTACGAGTTCGCCGCAAGCACCATTGGATATTGGCCTTGGCTTGCAGTCGTATAACCCGACATATAAGGGGGCTATACGGCTCAACGCCTCTGCAAACCCAACCACCACGAGTTCTGGCGGGCTTGAATTTCTTGCTTCTGGTTACCAGAGTGGTTTTGGTTACAGGATTGCAGCCTGCGATGAAGGCGCAGGCTCAACTCCGCTAACATTTTTATATCGCACCAATTCTGCAAGCTGGGCAGAAGGCATGCGGTTTACCAACGCTGGTAACTTGCTGGTGGGGGCTACGGCTGCACTAGGCAATAGTCGTCTTTATGTGAAAAGCACTGGTACTGGAACCAACTTTAACTCTATCTGGCAGAACAGCGCGGGAACAACTTTAGTTTATATCCGAGAAGACGGGGTCTTTAACACAGGTATGGCATCTCTTTCGCCATATAACCTGACCACAGGCGCAGGAGCGAATTTGCACGTTTCATCCGATGGCACGGTCTACCGCTCGACGTCCTCTTTGAAGTACAAGACCGATGTGCAAGACGCTACGCATGGTCTGGCGCAGGTCATGGCACTGAGGCCCGTCACATACAAAGGCAACAATGACGGTGAGATTGTGTTTGGTGGTTTGATTGCCGAGGAAGTTCACGAAGTTGGCCTGACCGAGTTCGTTCAATACGCAGAGGACGGAACGCCTGATGCGCTGGCCTACGCAAACATGGTGTCGTTGGCGTTTAAAGCCATTCAAGAACAACAAGCAATCATCGAACAACTCCGCGCCGACGTAGAGGTGCTGAAAGCCGCAGCATGATGACCCCCGAAGAGCGCCACGAGCTGGTCCTTGAAATCACTCAAGCGCTGGCCTGCGCTCAGCACCCCCAGCTCACCGAAGAGGAATTGCGCTGGGTGAAGCTCGCCATCGAGGCAGAGGCCCGCAAGATTCGTTTCCGCGATGCCGTCATCGAGAAGACGTTGGTTGGCCTCGCCTGGCTGGCCATCACAGGCGTCGGCTACATCCTTTTGGACTGGTTCAAGGCTCACATTTTTAAGCCCTGAGTCTGTTTTTACGACCACCAATGACCGACACCATCGACACCCAAGACACCGCAGTCGCGCAAGACGACGGCGATGCCAAGCTGTCGGCCATTGAAAAGAAGATTGCCGCGGCTAAGCGAGCCAAGCTCGCCCTGGAATCGCGTGACGACTTTCTCAAGTTCGTGAAGCTCACGATGCCTGACATTGAAGACCCTGAGAACGTGGAC